TCAACAGAGGGTAAATTTTCATCAATAAAATCTTCAATAGAAGGCAAATCTTCCTTAGACATTTATTAGTAACCTATGTACTTTGGGATTTCTCTCCCTTTCCTTCTATTTATTATCCTCCTTGCGTTCACTCTTTAAGAGTTTAGCTAATTCTGCTGTAGAACCAACAAACAGTGCATTTGTGACGTTGGTTGGTCCTTTTGCAGACTCTTCATTTACATCTTTAAGTTTCTTTTGCAATTCCATCAACTTATCAGTAGCATCAGCAACATTTTTAATCAGTTGTCCTGCAACTTCATATGCTCTTGGCATTTCACTTTCTTGTGCCAATTCCAAAATACCATTAATTGCCTCTTGTCCCTTTTCAATAAGAGAGTATAGATTTCCTCTGGTATACTCATAGTCTTTCCGAATATCCTCACCTTTCGATGGAGATACTTTTATCGCATCTACTTCTGCCGAAACAATATCAGATTCTACATTAAATGCATCATCTAACCCGTCATATTTTTTAGACATTTTCATCTCTCTAACTTATCGATCCACTAAATCCAAAATCATCATCTATTGGGATGAGATCATTATCGCTTGAGGTAATAGGTCTGACTGCAGATCCATTAACGTGGGTTTCAACCGTTGTTCCGTCTTTGCCTCTTTCAACGGTAAGTTTGTTGCCACTGATTGATTTTACATACAATTCTTCATCATCAATGTCAATGTAGGTTTGTGCTGTGACAAGTGTTCCGTCAACAACTTCGATAACGGTATCATCTAAAGTAACATCTTTTGCCAAATTGGTAAGGATTGATCCTGTATAATTTTTAATCGCTCTTGGTACAACAGAGTATGTAAGATCTCTCTGCGTATTTGTCGTATCAGTTCCAGCAAGGTAACTGAGTTTGACAGAGCGAATGATATCAGAAGTAGACGTTGTAACTGGACCAAACAAGTATGTTTTAGCAGTAAATCTTAAAGTATATGTTAAAACTCTTCTAGTGGTATAATCACCCTCATAATCATCTTGGAATGTTATGTTTTCTAAAACAATGGGAACATCTCTTTTCTCATTTACACCTTCACCAACTAAATTTATGGTCAAATTGTATGCTGGTTGGAAATATGGAAGTATTTGTTCGATAATTTGTAAAGCATCATCATTTAATTTTGATAATATGCTGAGTTCAAATTGCATATTATATGGAACTGGCATGTATGCCTTTTTTGTAATGCTGTTTGTATCAGCATCCTTTACCGTAAATTGTTGAGTCGTCGTTACTTTACGTGAAGGATCATACGTCAGTCCAGTAAACTCAAATGACATTCTTGGAAGAGTTATTTGAGTTGACTTGTTTAAATCTGGGGACTGTTCTAGTCTTGCCAAAAACTTTTGAGTTGGTCCGTAAGCAAGAGGAACTTTGATAATGTTTGCGACATTATCGGAAGAATCTGTTTGCTTAATAGTTACACCATTGAAAAGTGTACCAAATGATATGATAACTTTCCTCAATATCTCGTGATAAAAATACTCAAACATTTTACTTTGACATTAGTTCCCTATTAAAAACTATTTAGGGTTGACCAAATGGATTTATTTCACTGAAATCTAATATTGCATCTGCTTCTAATTCAAACTCTTGGTTGTCAACATAACCATCATCCACTGGATAATCATTTACACTTCTGATTGCATGGGAAGCAGATGAAGTTGATCCAACTACATTTTCATTAGTTACAAATGTTCCTGTAACTTCGTATACGTCTAAAATATTTTCCGAAGCGTTCCACGATCTTACTCTAGCAGTTGCTCCACTTCTTGATCCTGTGATAACTTCATTGAACTGGAAATTACCCGTGGACAAACTCGTTGGTTCTGCGATTGTTATCGTTGGTGCTTGAGTATATCCAGCACCTGCATTTGTTAAATGAATCGCTGAGATGGTGCCAGAAGAGGTTAGAATCGCTGTTGCGGCTGCAGAGACGGTAGAAACACCTGTGAACGTAATTGTCGGTGTTGTAGTGTAACCAGAACCACCACTTGTTACAGTCACTATTCCAATAACACCATTTTCTATAACAGCAGTAGCAGCTGCACCAGTACCACCGCCACCAGAAACTTTGATAGTTGGTGCAACAGTATAACCAGATCCAGCGTTAACAACGTTGATATTCTGTACAGATTTTGATCCTGGATTTGCACTGTTTGTGCATACAACGATGCCACCAATTAAAGTTGCCGTTGCAATTCCAGTTACCCCTCCAGATGGTGCTGATCCAATTCCAATTTTTGGTGCATAGGTATATCCAGATCCTCTATTGCTTATTGTAAAGAACTGAATGCCGCCATTAACAACAGACACCGTTGCGGTTGCCCTGGATGGTTCCCCAGCAAGGTTTAATCTTAAAGATGGTCCTATCAGAATTGTTGATCCATCTACACCATCTATCGGTTCTAATGTATCATCAATCTCATCAATTCCAGTGTCAATGACTTCTCCTTCATATCTAAAGAGTTCGCATTTTAATTCATAAACATAATTTTTTTGTAGTTGATAAAATGGTTTTTCGTGCTCTACGTATTTGATTTCAAATAATCTGTCTCCAAGAGGGAAGTAAATTAAATCACCTTCTTTTGGTCTTGTAGATAATTTGATATTAGTTTCATTTTTTATAAGTGGTGAAATATAACTTTCAAATCTTTCTTTTGAAATTATCAAAGTTATTTCATTTGTTGCTTGTATTCCAAACTTTGATAAAAGAGTTGGATTATCTCCATATCCATCAAAACTATCAACATATGCCTCAATTGGATAGGCATCGTCAAATTTTGACTGAGAAACTTCTCTTATAATAGTCTTTTCATTTACATACTTCCTTGGAAGATAATGTACATCGACACCATACATCCTCAACTGTTCGTTGATTAGACTCTGAACTAAATTCTGTTCTTGGGATGAACCTTGAAGAAAATATGGGTTTAGCATGGTTTTATCCAATCATGTCTAATGGGGGAAGTTCGTAAGTATTGGACATTTTCTCCATAAGAGTATCTAACTCTTTTTGTGCATCATCATAAATTTGTCTTCCATTAAGTTCTACTCCACCAGGAAGTTTAACACCTTGGAACTTAATAAGATTTTGCCCCCACTGTTTTTTAAGCAAAATTGTCAAATATTTTTTAAGGAAAGAGTCATTCCAGACTCTGCTGTAATCATTTGGATCTAAAAGTCTATAGCAATCTATGATCAAATAGTCATTGACGCTCACGCTACCCCAATCAATATCCAAATATAATCTATCTTGTCTTTGGTTAAATCTAATTTGCTTTTCTGTTGTCAACAAGAAATCAATATCCGAAAGATATGATTTAGTCATTGCATAAGTTAAAATCTCAGTAGATCCCCAGTAGTAGATATCATTTAAAAATAGTTGATATTTAACACTAAACATATTGTTTGTTGTAGTGTTGCTGCCATCAAAATGATAGATTTTACTAATACCAATTACTGATGGTGGAATTTGTAAATAATTGCTATTTTCTTTATATGAAAATGTAGTAGATACTCCATCTATAGTTGCGGATGCAGTTGTCGTGACAATACCAGCAACTGTACCGCCTCCAGGAGATCTTCCCCTATCAATATCTGCCTGAGTGACTTGGTATTTTAAAAACGTCTGAGTTACTCCGTCAAAATGTCTTTCATGGAAATATTGCAAAGCATCATCAACAAGATCTTCTACTTGCTCGTCCGCAACATTGATTTCTAGAACAGGAGCTCCTAATTGCCTCTTGCAATAGTTTATTAGTTCTGTTCTTGTAGTTGGTTGCGCCATTTATACAGTACCTCTTTGAGTATTTATGGTGCTGATGAAATACCTGGTTTTACTAAAATATTTCCATCTAAAATTCTGTATACTGTTGCACCAGAACTTACTAGAACGTCATAAACATATCTACCTTCTGTTAAAGATCTGGTATCAGTTGACCCGAGAGAGATCTTAAACTTTCCTCCAGCAGCACTTGTAAATCCTACAGAAAAGGTTGCTACTGCGTATGATGTAGATCCAACAGAAACACTTTTTGCCATCTGTGACGAACCAGTCCACCCAGTTGTCGTTGCAATTCCAACTGCATTATCACCAGAAAAATCAAAAGCAGTATTTGCGACACTAACTACTTCAAAGTTTGCATTAAAATCTGCTCCAGTGTTAATAACTAGATTTGAAGAATAGGAAGATTCTGAGTCTGGATCAAAAGTAAACTTTTTAGTCGCCATTTGGCACTCCTATAAATGCTAAAGTTTCCTACTGTTTATAATAAAGTTTGCAATAAGATTTAGCGATATTTCTAAGAGATTCTAAATCACATATATTATCTATTTCAGTTGCAATTTTGAAATATTCAAAACTTTTTGTCAAATTTTCTAATGAAATTTTGTCTGGGTTCATTTTACTAATTTCCTCAATAACAATTTGATCTCACTCAGATCATCCTTTATGCTAGCAACTTCAGACTCAAGTTCATTTATTTTCTGAACTTCTTCCTTTTTTAGTTGCCTACGAGAAATATACTCCTCATAGGCATTTGTGTTTGTATTAATAATGGCATTTGTCAGGGGATCTCTGACTAAATCCGATCTCCCCTTTACTCTTATCTCTTCCATGTTATGCAAGTGCAATGGTTCTCAATTGTTTAATTCTAGGAACATATGCTTGATTTGTGGAAGTTGCTACCAATTTAATTCTATACGATTTAAATGATGGAAGTTCGTCAACAGTAAATACATATTCTTTGAAAGTCAAATCGTCCGACAAGAACCCTTCAGAAGCATCTGAAACAGGAACTAACTTATCAGAAGTTCCATCGTTCAGGGAAGAATATCCAGGGAATGCTTCAAAAATTGGTTCAAAGTTTTGAGAATTACCAATTGCATAAAAAGCTCTAATGTCATTATATTGGTTGATATGTGCAGAAACAATCAACTTGATACTAGTTCCAGGAGTTTCAAGGATATTTTCTTTAGTCACATACTGGAATGCTGATGGGTCAGCATCAATAGAATTGACTCTATTATCTTCAATATAATCTGTAACTGCTCTGTCAACTCTGTTAGAAATCAGAATTGCACTCATTCTTTGAGTGTCAATAATTGGACTTAAACGAGGATCGTTAGACTGCAAGGAAATTGACATATTAAAGGAACGATCGCCAGCAAATTCATCCAATGTTGCATTGTTTAGTTCATTTACCCTAGATGCAATAATTCTTGGTGAGGTCAAGTAGTTTGTTGCATTGATAGTAATATCTTCAAAACCTTCGTTATTGAAAGGAGTTTGTGTAGTTTGACCAGATCCATTGTCAAGGCTTGTACCAGAGGTTGTTCTGATTCTTGCACTTACACTTGTTCCAGGAACAGTTACATTTTGTACAGATGGAACAATTGCTTCGAATGGCATATTTTGAGATGCCTTACACTTAAATCCGCCATCAGATTTTGTTTCATTTACATAAAGTTTGGGGAAGCTTGTTCCAACACTTCTATCAACACCATCAGAACTCATGTCAATTCTAACATTATACGAATCAAAAGAAATTGGATTTGAAAGCGTAACGTCACTTAAAAGGTGAGTTTTATTAATTCTCTTAAGTGATACTCCACCAAGTTCATACTTATAGACTGGGGTTCCTGCGAGATAATTTTTGGGATTAGATCCTCTAGTAATACCGCCAATTACACCCGAAGATGTTGAGGTATATTCGATGATCTCATCACCAATCAATAAGTAACCAGCAGTTGTTGTTCCGACACCAACGTTTTCAAAAGTTCCAAAATTAGAACTATCTGATACAAGAATATCGTTAGTAGAGTCTGAATTATATGGAGAAGTCAGTTTTGTTGGTATGATATCACTTGATACATTTGATATTGTAACTCTATTATTTTCATGGTACATACCATGATTCTTATGGTTTATAGAAATATGTAAACCGTCATTAACACCTACTGTTCTAATGGTTGTAGGAACTACATTTCCACCGACAGATGCATTCAATGTTGTAGTTATCCCAGAACTATTTGTAAACTTGAGGGTTTTTCCTGCACCAACTTCAAAGTCGCCCTGAACATTATCAAAGACCAATTCATTAGTGCTTGCAATAGAAACAATAGAGAATCTTGCATTTCTTCCAGCAGTAGTATTACCCAAAGTAGTAATACCAAGAACATCACCAACCAGATAACCAGAACCTGAATTATTGACAGTAGCAGCAACTGCAACTCCATTCGAAATGGTAATATCCGCTGTTAGATTCTGACCAGTTCCTGTAATATTTGTTAAAGTAACGCCAGTATAAGTCAAATTACCAGAAGATGGAGTGTATCCAATACCCGCATTAATAATAGTCATGTTGCCAGTAGCAACACCAGCATTTCCTACATAATTTCCTGTTGCATTTGATCCTTCTTGTGAGAAAGTATTTCCAATTACTAATGTGTCCTGTAATGTTGATCCAATTCCAACTCTAATTTTCTTAGATTTAAGATTAACTGGATTTGGTTTTAGAACTGGAATTTGTCCGTTACCCTCTCCCAGAATTGGATTGTAAATTTCAAAAGATCCATTGGTCGCAAATTCTGCTCTACGTAGAGTAAATTTCAAATCTTCCCATTGACTTGCATCCCATGTTGATGCGTTTTGTGATTTAAACAGAGATCCCAAGTATGGTTGATTTGAGATAAATTCATCTGTAACAAGATCAGATTCTCCAACTCTAGAGATAAACACTCTATACTTGGTTGACCAAGATGCTAAACAGATTGCATATTCTCCACCACCTTCAAGGTAAACTGGTGCCTTAAAGGTAAATGTTGTTGGAACAGTTCCATCAACAGAAGTGTTAATTTGATCTGGATCTAAAACAATTTCTGAGAAAGGTAAGATCTTCTGAGTTGGCACTCCATTTTGCATAGTGCGAATTTGGAATGTCATTGGAATGTCCATGTCATCCTTCGTTTGGAAGAAGACATCACAACTGGTGAGGAAGACTCCAGTTTCGTCTAAGACTTGGAAGGATTGTGCAAGAGGATCATACCACTCAACAACTGTTGTATTAGTAGTAACTGAAGATATTACATTAGTAGATCTGCTGGAATTAATTAATTCTCTCGCTGCTCTACTTTCAGACTCTTGTCTAACCTGAATCTCAGCATTTCTGACCGAGATAATGTTCTCCTGTACCGTTTCAAGTGTTCCTGATGCAGAGTATTGTTTTTCTCCAATTGTAGATGCTGCATTCTGATCATTGTCTGGTTCATCAATCAGAGTGAAAGTTTTAGTTCCTGTTTCAAATTTTGGATTGCTACCAAAATTGGGGTTTGGAATATAAAAACTACCGATAAGAGTTGAACCAAGATCTGAAACAAGTCTTAGATTTGAAATTGTGGCTTGAGCACCACTGGTTTGTCCAACAAGAATCATGTCTCTAGCAACATAACCATAATAATCACCTTGTGCTTGCAACGATAGTGCATATGTATCAACGTTCAAAATAGTTGAAGTTGATGAATATGTTTCTGGCAACACATTACCTTGACCAGGTACTTGAACTTGACCAGGAGTGCCTAAGAATGTTTCGGTATTCGTAGGTGATACCTGAGACAGATATGGGTTGTTTACAAATGTACTGGTTGGGGCGTTAAAAGGGCCCTCTTTGTGATTTGCTTGTGCAACTCTAAATTTAATCTCTGGAGATGCTACTTCACCATTTTGACTAGAGAGTCCAGTTGCTCTCATTTTTCCAACTACAGTTTCTCCTACTTGGAAAGTACCAGAAACCATTGCAATTTCTAAAAGTTTTGGAACACAATATCTTGTTACATCTTTGCCATCAAAGAATGAATAAACTCTAGTTAATGGTTTTACTTTCTTGGCAACAAACTGAATGTTCCTTGAACGCATGATGTTAATAACATCTCTGCTTACAACTCTGTCACCAACAGAAGTTCTATCAAATCTTTCCGTAATGATTGTTCTCGATCCAGTTCTGTTGTCAGTACCAGTTCTAAAGTTATCAGTTACAAAATCTTCTAAAATAGTAGTTGTGCGAGATTCTGTCCAAGATCTTACTTGACCTCTTCCACCAGGACCTTGTTGATCTCTTCTGCCACCAGAAACTACTGTTTGTCCTCCACCACC